GATTTAATTGCAATGGGGTATGACCCTGAAGTTGTATTAGATTTAAACAGCTTTGATAACGGGTCAGAAATGACTGAAGCTGAAGTGCATGAAAGACGTGGATATGACTTAGATACATCTGATGAAGATGAGCAAGACCCATCAATGAAGAATGTAACTGTGACAGAAGCATATATGCGAATAGATGCTGATGGCACTGGCATACCCGTATTACACAAAATTACCTGCGGTGGTACATCATATGAGATGCTAGATTTTGAGCCATGCGATGAGTTACCTTTTGCTAAGTTTGAGATAGACCCAGAACCACATACATTCTATGGACGTTCACTAGCTGAAATAGTTATGGATGACCAAGACGCAGCCACAGCAATACTACGTTCAATCTTAGATAACGTAGCAATGACGAATAATCCACGTTTGGCGGTCATAGAAGGCGCAGCTAACATTGATGACGTGCTAAACAACGAGATTGGTGCAATCGTAAGAATGCGCCAAGCTGGTGCGGTACAAGACTTGTCAGTGCCATTTACTGCTGGGCAGACGTTAGGTGCATTAACTTACCTAGATGGCCTTGTAGAGACTAAAACAGGCGTTTCACGGGCTTCTATGGGATTAGACCCAGATGCAATGCAATCTACAACTAAAGCGGCTGTGCAAGCTACTGTGCAAGCTGCGGCTGGGCAAGTTGAAGTTATGGTGCGTAACCTAGCAGATGGCATGAGAGACTTGTTTGGCATAATGTTACGCTTATCAAACAAGAATGTAGACGAAGAGCAAATGATGCGTATGAACGGCACATTTGTACCAGTTGATCCTAGAGTATGGGATAGCTCAATGGACGTTAGCATTAATGTTGGATTGGGAACTGGACGTGAGGAAGAGAAATCTATGGCCTTAAACCAGGCATTGCAAATGCAGACTATGGTTTATCAGACATATGGCCCAATGAATGGTTTAGTGAGTATGACTAATATCCGAAACACATTAGCGGATCAATTGGCTGTTGCTGGCATAAGAAACGCTGATCGTTATTTCGCTCCAATTACTGAAGAAATTGAAGCTCAAATGCTACAACAACAGCAAGAGGCACAAGCACAGCAAGGTGAAGCACAAGACCCTAATGCTGCGTTCTTGCAGGCAGAGCAAATGAAAGCGCAAGCTAAGATGCAATCAGATATGGCTAAATTACAGCTTGATACGCAAAAAGCCGCCGCAGAAGATGACTTGAAGCGAGATAAAATGGCGCAAGACTTGCTCGTTGATGCAGCTAAAGTATATGGCGATTATGGAACAAAAGTAGATATTGCCCGCATACAAGCAGAACAAGATAAGGTTCGAATGGTTGGTGGCATAGCACAAGGTACTCCACAGCAATGACAACAGAAATACGCATAAACGCAGATGAAGCAAAACGTTTAAAAAACGACACAGCTTTCATAAATTTTATTCAACAGGTACGCGATGACCAAATGCGGTTATTCGCTGACAGTAGTGCATCAGATGTTGATGTACGTGAAGATGCTCACGCAATACTGCGTGCAGTGAACCAGATCGAAATTAAACTCGACGCTTCAATACAAGCAGAGATAATTTTAGATCGCAAACAAAGGAAGTAGCACCGATGGATTCGACTACCCTAGACCAAGCTGTAGAAAGCTTATTATCACCCGCCCCAGAAGATACTGGAGGCGATAATCTTAGCGAAGCTGTAGATGAGATCACTGAACCTGAAGATGACGATCAGGGTGAGGAGATTGAGGCTGTAGCCGAAAGCGACGATGACGCTGAAGAAGAAGCATCCAGCGAACAAGATGATGAAGAATATGATCTTGAAGATGTGGAAGTTGACGACGAAGACCCTCAAGAGGCTACTGAAGAAGATGTCCTTTATTCCGTCAAAGCTGACGGCAAGATAGAGCAGGCTACACTGGAGCAGTTAAAGCAATCATATGCGGGACAAGCGGCAATTAATAAGCGGTTTCAAGAGGCTGCCGAGGTACGAAAGAATCTCGAACAGCAACAGGCCGTATTGCAACAGCAGCAGGCACAAATTGTCCAGTTGCACCAGCAAGCTACACAAGGTGGTTTACAAGCTCCGACCCCACCATCAAGAGAGTTATTTGAAAGTGATCCGATAGGATACATGGAAGAAAAGCTCAAATACGATGAGGCGAAGACACAGTATGACCAAAATGTGTTCCAACTCCAAGGCGTACAAAGGCAACGTATGCAAGCTCAACAAGAGGCTCACCAAGCCTACCTTCAAGAGCAAGCACAAGTTTTGCAAGAGTACATCCCTGAAATAGTTGATCCTAAGAAGGGTCAAGGACTTAAAGATGCACTTGTTGAAACTGGCGTTTCTTACGGATTTTCCGCAGAAGAAATGCAAGCAGTAACAGATGCTAGATATGTACGAGCATTAAATGATGCGCGCAAATATCGTGAGTTGGTGGCTAAGAAGAAATCAGTACAGACTAAGAGCAATAAAGCTCGCCCTGTAGTGAAAGCTGGTGCTAAGAAAAGACAAGATGGAAATGCTGCAACTCGTAAAAAAGCGCAACAGCGCTTGCAGAAGACAGGTTCAATTGATGATGCATTGAACTTGATAATTGGTGATAGCTAGAAATAGCTTCTTAATCCTTGAAAGGGAAAAAACATGGCACAACCATCCAACACATTTGACAGCTATGATGCTGTCGGTATCCGTGAAGATTTATCGGATATTATCTATAACATCTCACCTGAAGAAACTATATTTCTTTCAAAGTGTGGTAAAACAACAGCGCGCAACACTTTAACTGAGTGGCAAACTGATTCATTGCGTGCATCTGCTGCTAACGCTCATATTGAAGGCGATGCAACTACTGCTGAAGCACGTACAGCAACAACACGTTTAGGAAACTATACACAGATTTTCAAAAACGCAGTTGTAGTTCCTGACACTGATGAAGGCCTAAACAAAGCAGGTCGCGCAAAGGAAATCGCTTATCAAACATTGAAAATCGCAAAAGAGCAAAAATTAGACATTGAAAAAGCTTTATTCGACAACAATGCAAGAGTAGCGGGTAACGCAACAACAGCACGCGAACTTGCTGGCGCACCAGTATGGCTAACAACAAACACTGTTGCTGGTTCTGGCGGTGCTGACGCAACTGGTGACGGGTCAGACGCACGTACTGATGGTACACAAGCTGCTTTCTCACAAGCTAACTTTGACACTGTAATGCAGTCAATTTGGGTAGCTGGTGGTAAGCCAGATACAGTGTACTTATCTGCATTCCAAATGAATGTAGCTTTAGGCTTCACTGGTAACAACAACCAGCGTTCAGCAGTACAAGCTGGCGATGAGAAAGTTATCAAATCACTTGCTGTATATGTAACACCTTGGGGTTCAATTGAGTTTGCACCATCAAGAGAAAACAGATCACGCGATGTTTTCATCATGCAAGACAATATGTGGGAAGTTGCTACACTACGTGGAACAAAGAATGTTGCACTAGCAAAAACTGGCGACAACACAACACGTCAAGTTGTAACAGAGTTAACACTTTGTGCTAAAAATGAAGCAGCTAACGGCATGATCGCTGACTGTACTACTTCATAATAATTAATCTATAGTGAGGGTGGGCGACTGCCCTCACAACTCTAAAGGAGATAATAATGGCAAAAGCAACAGTAATGACCCCTAATGTATTTACATCTGCGGGCAAATTTTTTAAAGGCGATGTTGTTGAACTTTCTGACAAAGAAGTAAAAGAAATTAACGCTATAAGAAAAGGCACACTTGAAGTTAAAACAGTATTAACTCCAGTTAAGAAAGCCGTCACAAAGCGTAAGCGTGCTAGAAACGCAAATGGCACACTTAAATCAGATGACCCATCTACACCAAACATAAATGAGGCTTGGGAAAAATAATGGCTACACCACGCAAAGGAAAAGCTAAAGTTAAAGTTACTGCTAGTGGCAAGCGTGTAAGCTACGGGCAAGCTGGGAGAGCTAAAGATGGTGGGCCAAGAGTAAGACCTGGTACATCAAAAGGAGATGCATATTGCGCTCGTTCTGCTGGCCAGAAAAGACGCTCACCTAAAGCCGCCAAGAACCCAAACAGCCCATTAAACTTATCACGTAAACGCTGGAAGTGTAGCGGAACTAAATCTAAGAAATGAATGACAGATGGCAAATTTATCAAACAAAATATCAGAAAAAACTTACTTTGAAGGCGATCAAATTGTTACTAAGAAAACACATGATGGCGGGCAAGCGTTAAGAGATGCGTCTTATGCGCGTGAAGTTACTGATAACTCATTTGGATCAGACTATAAGCATGTAGGCAATGTTGATATGGCTATGCTTGGTATATGGTTAAAAGAAGCTGGTGTTGAATGGACGGATACACAAGCAGTCAAAGATGTGTTAAAGAGGAAGCTAATGAGTAATGAATTTAGCGGACTGCGTGTCTGGGAAGGTAACTACTAATGGAAATGACAGACCTATGGAGCAGCGTACTAACGCTAGGCGTTGGTTTTATAGGCTTTGTCCTACGTGGTTACGTGCTTGAAGTGCAAAGATTGCAAATCTTATTAAATCGTACTAGAGAAGAGTATGTAACTAAAAGCGACAACTCTGCGTCGATGAATAGATTATTTGGTCGGCTTGACTTATTAGACGCTAAGATGGATCGCATTCTGGAGCGAAAATGATACGTTTTCTTATAATCGTGTGTCTATTACTTACTGGTGGCTTTGCATATGCGGAAGATGATGACACGATTAAGTCTGAAAGTAGAGTAATTTCTGATGGAACTATGGACACCACAATCAATAGCCCACCACCCTCCGCAATATCCCCACAAATAAGCGCAAGCAACTCTGACCTATGTACTGTAGGTGTAGCTGGAGCTGTGCAAACGCAAATACTTGGCATATCTGCTGGCAGAACTGTGCGTGATATGAACTGCGAAAAATTGAAAAACGCTAAAACTATGTATGATATGGGCATGAAGGTAGCTGCTGTATCTGTAATGTGCCAAGATGAGCGTGTATTTGACGCCATGCTAAATGCTGGCACACCTTGCCCTAAAGATGGTTTAGTTGGAGATAAGGCTAGGATTGCTTGGGAGATGGAAGCTGTAAAAGAGCAAATTGAACGTGAACAAAATAACCCAATGAGAAAGATGTTTAATGAGAACATTGAAACCAAAACAGGCTTGGGTGTTGTTATTAGCACTCTGGCCTTCTTACTCTTATTGTGATCCATATTCGTATGGTGTGACTAAGAACGCAGCTTCTAGCTCGTTAAGCTGGGGTATGGGTTCTATTTTGCCATCAATACCGGGCGTTGATATAAATGGTATGGTTTACCGATATACTACCAATAAAGAAACTGA